GGAGGCGAATAATTTGGATAGCAAACAAGCATTGGCCAAAAACATTAGGGACAATATATATGAGCTTGGCAAGACACAGTCTGAATATGCAAAAGAGATTGGCATACCAATAAACACGCTTGAATACGCAATATCTGGACGAGGAAGCATTTCACTAAACACCTTGGATAAAACTGCAGATGGAGCTGGGCTTGATTCGTGGGAACTCATCCGGCCTCCTGAAGGCAAATAAAAAAGCGCGTCTGATGAAGGACGCGCCGGAGGCCAGACGTACGATTGAGAGTAAATGAAATCAAAGATTAGGAGTTGGCCTCCACAGGTAGTATAGCAAACGCACGCGTTGAAAGCACATTTAGAGTATCAAAAAAGCGTACCATTACGGCACGCCTTCCCGATGAGTTTTAGGCAAATTCATTATACCATAAGGGGTGGCGCTTGTGATGGAGCTTTTATCAATTAGCGATGAAAAGGATCGGGAAGCAGTCGAAGATATCCTGAATAAATACCGAGCAGAGCGCGGATTCATAAAAGCGCCAGTCAATCCAAAAATCACCAGTGCATGGGGAGACGGTACTTCTGCCAGCACTGTTCAACGTCCGCTGTATGCACAGCAGCGTTTGGAGAGACAAGCATCAGCGCGTAAGTTCTGCGACTGGTGCGACAATTGCATTGCGTCGATGCCGAAACAATCACATCAGCGTTTATTAAGGGTGCGCTATTGCGATGGACCCGAAACAGACACGCCAGACGGTGATGCAATGAATATTCTCGATATATCTTCAGCAACCTACACACGCAGAAAGAAAAATGCGTTGTTAGCAGCGGCCTGGTACTTTGGCGTCACACCCAGAAAAAGTAGTGAGCAATAAATGATCGATGAATGAGGACTATTTGAGGACTAATTGATTGATAAATGAGTGGCGAACTAAAAACGGAATCCCTTATGATGGTATTGTGCCAAAGGTGAGAAACCTGAGACACCGCGTTTTTCCTCCGAGCCTCAGTGATGATAAAGCTGTGGCAAGGCGTGGCAAATGGACTGGCTGAGATAGTCAGGCGGGTTCGATTCCCACATGCCACATTGTCCAGTTTAGCGACCGGACACAGCTTGCGATGACCCCATCTGACACTAGGAGAGCGAGCAGCAACTGACGTTTAGGCGTTAATGGGAACCAGAAATCGCGTTTTCGTGGTACCTGTTATCGGGTTCGATTCCTGACAGTTGCATTGGATCAAGTCTGGGAAGCCCTATGAGTAGGCACCGGACTATGGCACTTCACTTTTCGTGAGGTGCTATTTTTATACATAATTTCGGAGGCGAGGGCATGAAACTATACTTGGTTGTATGTGAGACCGGGGACGCAGATCAATGGGAAGGCGGGACCGAAGAGGCCGATGCTGTATTTGCTACAACTGATAAAGCCAAGCTCGATGACTATCTATCAACTAGAATGCATGGCTATGACAACGTAGTCACAATGGAACTAGACAAGGAATACCCTGAAGGAACAAAATCCTCTAAGTGTCTTGCATCATGGTGGGAAGAAGGGCCGTGTTATGACGACCCAATGGACATCTAATTTAAATTTTCGGAGGCGAGTAGATGCAATGGACAGATGAACAGATCGGTGACATTAGGAAGCTCGCCTCTGAAGGCTTTACCAGACGCGAGACAGCCGACAAGCTCGGGATTAGCTATGACGCGTTGCAGGGAAAAGCAAGACGGCTTGGCATCGAATTTCAGAAGCCACTGAAGAATGAATACGATTCAGACGGAACACAGTCCAGTGAAACCATTCTAAAGGTTGTCAGGGGCCACAAAATGACGCCTAGAGAGGTTCTGGAAGCTCACGGGTATGATTACACCAAGTGGGAGCTTGTACGTGCTACAAGCAACTACTGGAAGCAGAAGCCTGAAGCAACGCTCTTCCAGAGCAAGATACAAATTAGGCCGCTAGTTGAGGCGGAACAATATGAATCATTGATGAATGACATCATCACACACAAGGAGCCGTATCAAGCCAAGGCTCCTATTTTTGTGGAATCAGATCGCTATCTTGTCATCCCTGCGTTTGATACACATTTCAACGGTCACACATTCGACGTCTATGCTGAATCTCTGAAACGTCAGCTAGAAATCATTCAACGCGGCCACTACGCCAAAATATTGCTCATTCTGGGCGGTGATCTGGCTCATGTGGATAATATCAACTCGACCACAGCAAAGGGCACACAGCTCGAAACAACTGACCTAGGCGAGACTGTGAACGAAATGGAACAATACTTCGAGACGCTGATTGAAGCAATCATTAAGAACGCCAATGAGTGTGAGGTCATGTATTGTGCCGGAAATCATGATCCGTCAGTTGGATATATGTTTGCGCGTCTATTGAAACGCGCCTACAGCAACCAGACAAACATCACTTGGGATATATCACTGAAGCATTACAAAGGCGCAATGTTAGGCCACAACTTCATTGGTGCTACTCATGGTGACAAGGGCAAGAACAACTACCTTGCAAAATACCTAGACGAGTTCGGCTTCATGCTAGGCACAGCGCAGAATCGCGAGCTGTATACGGGGCATCTGCATTCAGAGATGAGCAAAGACCTAGGCGGATTCGTTCAGCGTCAAGTATCGACACGCAAGCCAACTGACAAATGGACTGATGATCTCGGAGTTGTTGCTCACAAAACGTTTGAGCTGGTCGAATACAGCGATCATGATACCCGTGCCATTTACTATGTGTGAGGTGATTTTATGGCTCAAATGATTACAACAAAATACGGCGTTTACATGCCGAAAGTTGAAGCGTGGACCATCGGCAAGATTGACAGAGAAATTGTCCGTTCACGCTCTAATCAAGTTAAGACGCGAGGCGGATACGCACATCCTGAAAGTAAGGTATGCTTGTCAAAAAGGGGGTGGATACTGTGGCATTCCACTTGCCGTCACCAAAAGACGTCTATAAGAACCTCAAGGACAAGTTGAAAAAGCAGCGGGACAAGACCAAGGCTGATAAGAAGAAACAGCCTAGTAAAGACAATCCAGGAGTAACAACAGCTTAATGAATTATAACCAGCGATAGCTAACTAGCTACCGCTTTTTTAATGGAAGGAAGGTGTGGTGATATGTAATGCGACTGACAGCAAAACAGAAGAAGTTCGTTGACTCTTATATTGCTGATAGCAATGCCACCAAAGCGGCACTAGAAGCAGGATACAGCAAAAGAACGGCTAGGTTTGTCGGTGCAGAAAACCTAACAAAACCTAACATTAAAGCTGCCATCGACGAACGCATGAAACGCCTCGAATCTGACAAGATTGCCAAGGCTGCTGAGGTGCTTCAATACTTCACTACCGTTCTCCGTGGAGAGGCAAAAGAGACAATTATAGTTAGCACTCCAGACGGTGCAGATGCTGTTGAAAACGAGCCAAGCATCAAAGACCGCATGGCAGCAGGACGCGAATTGTTAAAGCGTTACCCTGGTAATGATGAGCTGCTCAATGCTCAGCTAACGAAGATTATTACTGATATTGAGAAAACTAAGGCCGATGTTCGCAAGTCCAAAGCTGAGGCTGACATCATGGAAGCTAAGGCCAACGCCTATCGCACACCAGAAGGACAAGACGGAGGACTGAACAAGCTTTTGGCAGCAATTGATGAGAGTATCCCAAAGGGTGGTGATGTCAATGACAACTCCGATTGATCAATTCAAAGGGAAACAGTTAGACATCATCAACTGGTGGCGCCGCTATCCAGACAAGCAGACAATCATTGCTGATGGTGCTGTGCGTTCCGGAAAGACGTTTGCGATGTCGATCAGCTATGTTCTGTGGAGCATGATTATGTTTGACCACGAGCAATTTGGCATTGCCGGCAAAACCATTGGATCATTACGCCGAAATGTGATTAGGCCACTCAAACAAACGTTGCAACAAGTGGGATTCTCGGTTGTGGATCGGCGTTCAGAGAACATGCTGGAAATCAGCCTTGATGGAAGAACCAACCTCTACTATTTATTCGGCGGTAAAGATGAAAGCAGCCAAGATCTGATTCAAGGGATCACACTTGCCGGAATGTTCTTTGATGAAGCAGCTCTCATGCCACAGTCGTTTGTCAATCAAGCGACAGCGCGTGTTTCCGTTACTGGTGGCAAATACTGGTTCAATATGAACCCAGAGGGCCCGTACCACTGGTTCAAGACTGATTGGATTGATCAAGCAGACGATAAACGCGCATTGCGTCTCCACTTTGTGATGACGGACAATCCAAGCCTGAGCGATGAAGTTATTGACAGGTACGAACATATGTACTCAGGAGTGTTTTACCAGCGATACATTCTGGGGCAATGGGTTCTGGCTGATGGAATTGTCTACGACAACTTCAATAAAGACGAGATGGTCAGCAATCCAAGCCAGCAGCCAAGCCGATACTATGTCAGTGTTGACTATGGCACACAGAACCCCACAGCTTTCTTGCTTTGGGGGAAATGTGGCTCTGTTTGGTATTGCCTCAAAGAGTATTACTACGATGGACGGCATAGCAGCAGACAGAAGACAGATGATGAATACGCTCGGGATTTCAGCCAATTTGTCGGTGACATACGCTGTGAAGTGATTGTTGATCCATCAGCGGCTTCGTTTATTGCCAAACTGAGAGAACGCCAGTATCGGGTTATTAAAGCTGATAACGATGTGCTAAACGGCATTAGAGAAACACAAACAGCTATGAACTCTGGCGAGATCAAGTTCACACCTGGGCTAACTAATCTGTTCAAAGAGTTCGCATCTTATGTGTGGGATGACAAGGCCAGTCAAAAGGGCGAAGACAAAGTGGTCAAGGCACATGACCACTGCTTGACCGGCGACACGATTGTAAATACTCCTGATGGGGATATTGCAATTGAGGATCTGGTCGGTAAAAGTGGCTCGGTCTATTGCGTGGATAATGATGGCAAGCCAACGGTTGGCAAGTTTTCTAATGTTCGTAAAACAAGAAAGGATGCTGCAATTTATGAGTTGGAACTTGAAGATGGGTCTAAAATTAGGGCAACCGGTGACCATCTGATTCTTACCGAAAATGGATGGAAAGAGCTAATAAACTTGACGCCAGAAGATATTGTGGTTCGTGTTCGTTAATGCAATAGGATACTTCTTTATGATATAATAAGACTATGAAGACTGTTGAATATGCTGGTTTCCGGTTCACCAAAGACAATAAAACTGGGTATTATTTGAGCACTAGTTTGATTGACGGGAAGCGTGAAAGACTACATCGATTTGTGTGGGAAAGCGTTCATGGGAAGATACCGTCTGGTGAACACATTCATCACGTAGACGAGGATAAAGACAACAATGATATTAGTAATCTCGAACTATTGTCAGCTCATTCTCACGAGAAATTGCACATGACAGAGCGCAAGACAAAGTATCCAGATATGGTTGCACGATTCTCGGCAGCTGGTGCAAAGGCGGCTCCTAAGTGGCATAAGAGTGATGCTGGTCATGAGTGGCATAAAAAGCACTATGAAAGCATGAAAAACTTGTTTTACAAAAAATCAACTCTAGTCTGTGAACAATGCGGGAGAGAGTATGAAACTGTGGACCAAAACCATAATCGTTTTTGCTCAAATCGCTGCAAGTCGCAATGGCGGCGTGACCATCATTTGGATGATGAGCTTCGAGTTTGTGTGATTTGCGGTAAAGAATTTTTGGCAAATAAATATTCAAAAAGGAAGACGTGCAGTGATAGATGCAAAAGGAAGTCCACCCTTAAAACGCGATGGGGTAAGAGTTAAATCTGTTAGGCCAATTGGCACTGCAGATGTTTATAACATGGAAGTCGAAAGCCACCATAACTTTGCGGTTGATGGTGGCTTTATTGTTCATAATTGTATGGACGCCATGAGATATTTTGCCATGCAGGTAATCAAACGAAGGAATGTAGCTCATACGTTCAAGAACACAAGTAAATACTTCTAAGGAGGTGGCCATCATATTAACAGTTCAAGGGAAAGGCTCAATCACAGACGGAGATGTGTTTATTTTCCCGACTGATGAAGAGCTAACTGGCGATGACATCAATGCGTTTATTACCGCCAATGATGATCTAGCTAAAAACAAATACCTTCCAGCAAAGAAAATGTACCTCGGTCAGCACCAGATTATTGATGATGCGAAAAAGGACCATGGGCCAGACAATCGTCTTGTTGGCAACTTGGCTCATTATATCGTGGATACCTACAATGGGTTTTACATTGGCATTCCACCAAAGATCATGCTCGACAACAAACAGGACAATACTGTACTGCAAGAGTGGAACGACACGAACAGTGTTCAGGACAAACTAAGCGAAATCAGCAAGCAAGCATCTATTTATGGTCGGGCGCTTGCTTTTTTGTACCAAGACGAAGACAGCAATACGTGTATAGCGTACAGCTCGCCTATCAATTCGTTCCTCATCTATGATGACACGGTAGCGCACAAAGCCGTTGCGTTTGTCATGTATTGGCATGATGAAGACAACAATTTGACTGGCAAGGTTTATCTGAAAGACGGCATATATGCCCTTGATATGGTTCGATTTGAAGGAACGGCCGGATTCAATCCATTTAACGAAGTACCGGCAGTTGAGTTTTTCATGAACACCGAGCGTCAAGGCATCTTTGAAAACGTCGAGACGCTCATCAATGCGTTAGACAAGGTACTAAGCCAAAAGGCGAACCAGAATGAATATTTTGACAATGCGTACTTGGTTCTTAAGGGTCTGAAACTTGATGAGGACGATGACGGCAACCCCAAACTCGATCTTAATGGCAACCAAATCATCTATGCTCCAGACGCTGATTCTGCTCAAGGCGTAGCTGAATTTCTGACCAAACCTGATGGCGATGCCATTCAAGAGCACCTCATTGACCGCCTCATCAGCATGATCTATCAGATCAGCATGGTTGCAAACTTGAACGATGAAGCATTCAGCGGCAATAGCTCAGGCGTTGCATTACAGTACAAATTGCTACCAATGCGCAATCTAGCGGCCAATCAGGACCGTAAGTTCACTCAGTCACTCCGGTCGCTTTACAAGATCGCATTCAGTGTTGGGACAATCCTTCCAGAAAGTAAATCTGATGACTGGCAAAAGCTTAACTTCGCATTCACGCGAAATCTTCCGGAGAACATTACCGACGAAGCGGACGCGGCTTCTAAACTCAAAGGTCTTGTATCAGATCAGACTATGCTTAGCACTCTTTCGTTTGTCGATGATCCCAAGGCCGAAATGAAACGTATTGCTGATGAGGCCGCCCAGAAAGCAAAAGACGCTGCTGCTAACAGTCCGTCAAGCCCGGACTTCCAGAAATTGCTGAATGGTGGTGGCAATGATGACAACAACGACTCAGCAACAGATAGCGAGTAATTCTGCCTACTGGAATAAGCGAACGGCCGCTGAACGGAAATGGATTGTCGAGAACCTTAAGAATGACGAGGCGTTCAATGCCCGAATTCAGGAATATTTTGACAAAGCTTTAACCAACATTCAAAAGGATATTGATTCAGAGCTTGCCAAGTATGCCGCATATAGCAACGACAGTATGGCCGGTGCGCGTCAAGCAGTGATGGCTACCGATATTAAAGCTTATCAAGCCGAAGCAAAGTCGATTGTTGATGATGCTATAAAGATGTACAACGGCGAACCGCTCAAATATTCCGACTTTAGCAAGGATGTCAATGATCGTCTCAAGCTATACAACGCTACCATGCGCATTAACCGTTTAGAAATGCTCAAGAGTGAGATTGGTCAAGAAATGCTTGATGCACACATGAAAGTGAACGCCGATTTAATCTCAAAATTGAGCGATGATTATCAATCCGAGATCAAACGGCAAGCCGGAATACTTGGAGAGACGGTATCTAAGAGCGGCTACATTGATTTAGCCAAATTGCTCTCAAAAAGAGAGGGAGATTACACCTTCTCACAGCGCATCTGGATCAACCAAGACATTCTAAAGGCTGAACTGGATGAGCTATTGACTGCCGCCACCATTCAGGGACAAAGCCCGTTAAAGATTGCTCGCAAGTTACGCGGTCAAGTGGCAGAAACGGTGAACAATCACCGCTATGTGACAGAACGAATTGCACGTACTGAGTCAGCTCGAATTCAAACACAGGCGCAATTAGATAGTTTCCACAAATTTGACTATGACTATTGCAAATGGGTAGCTGAACCAAGCGCGTGTGATGTATGCAAGGAGATTTCAGAAGGTGGTAGAACTGGTAGAGGCATTTATCGTGTAGACGATGTGCCAGATATTCCCGTTCACCCCAACTGCCGATGTTCCATTGCGGCATATGCGCCAGACGATGAAGCTGAATAATTTCTAAGCCGCAGCTAGCGGCTATTTTTATGCCATCAAGTCCAAGCGTGATCGACTCTAAAAGCTCCGGTAAATTAAGACGCAAGCCTGATCCGTCTAAAAAGCTGTGGAAGGAGTTCTGAACATGATTCCTAAGATTTTAATGCCGATGAATTTGCAATTTTTCGCTGAAGATACTGGTGCTGACGGTAGTCAAGAGAACCAGCAAAACGGCGAATCTAAAAGTGACAATGACACCAACGCTCAAGACTCAGAAAATGGTCAAGACAGTTCTGATGAAGGGTCTGATCAACATACCTACACCGATGAGCAGGTCAACGATATTGTCAAAAAGCGTCTTGCTCGTGCCGAGAAGGAGAAGCAAGCTGCTGTTGACGAGGCTGCAAAGCTGGCCAAAATGAATGCCGACCAGAAGAAAGACTATGAGCTAGAAAAGGCTCAAAAAGAGCGAGACGAACTCAAGTCACAGCTTGCCACCTACGAGATGGGCAAACAGGCTCGCTCGATGTTTGAGGACGCCAAACTGACAGTCACCGAGGACGATTTGCAGCACGTTGTAACGCCAGAGGCAGAATCTACTGAGGCGAATGTAAAGTGGCTCATTGCGCATGATCAGGCAGTGGCTGAAGGTGTTCGTCAAGAGTTGCTTAAGGGAAGCACGCCCAAAACACATGGCTCAAAGGTGGAGACTCCGGGCGCGGCATTTGCTAAACAACGGAATCAGCAGAGCCAAGTTGATAACGATCCATGGAAACAAAAATAAGGAGGTACTTTTATGTACGCAGGTAAAAAGGTAACCGCATCTGAGATCAACTTCTTGGATAGCGAGAAATTCGTTTCATTCACTCGCCAAGCCGACAGTTCAACTGATGGTGTCGTAAAGGGTGTATTGCCAGCAGGTTCTATCTATCCAAAGAACGATGCAACGGCAGTCGGTGTGACCATTAATGATGTTGACGTCAGTGAGGGTTCTCAACCGGTAGGCGTCATCGTTGAAGGATATGTGAACGCAGCTCGCTTGCCAGTCAAGCCGTCCACTAACGCTATCACTGCGCTGAAAGAAATCAAGTTCAGCCACGTTTCTGACTAAGGAGGATTAACTTATGCCAGCTATTTTAGATTTGTTTAATCAAAAGACGGTACTTGATTACGTTCAAAACCGCCAGTACCCGCAATTGCTTGGGGACACCTTGTTCCCATCAACCAAAATTAATCAGTTGGATTTCGAATTTCTTCGTGGTGGGTCTAAGACGCCTATCGTGGCGTCTATTTCTGCATTCGATACGGAAGCGGAGATTGGCAGTCGTGAAGCGAGTGTTCAGGCCGCTGAACTCGGCTACATCAAACGTAAGATGCAGCTTAAGGAAAAGGACCTGATCGCATTACGCAATCCGCGCACACCGGCTGAACAGAACTACCTGACCAGCCTTGTGTACAACGACTTGGATGTTTTGGTTCAAGGCGTTTATGCACGCGTTGAAAAAATGCGCATGGAGGCTTTGGCAACTGGTAAGATCACCATTAATGAGAACAATCTCAACTTCAATGTTGATTACCATGTTCCAGGAGAACACAAAGTTACCGCAGCTACTTCTTGGGACGCTGATGGTGCTGATCCGATTAAGGACTTGCAAGACTGGTTTGCACTGCTCGACTACGTGCCAACGCGTATCTTGACTTCTTCCAAGGTACAAACTGCCCTGATCCGGAGTAAAGCATTTGCTGACTACTTCAAGACAGCAGGTCTGTTGCCTAGTGTTGGCAGTCTCAATGCGGTTATGCAGTCGTTCGGCTTGCCAACTATTGTCACGTATGATGCCAAGTACCGTAAGCAGGGAGCCAATGGTATCTATACCGTTGAACGGTACTTCCCAGAAGACACTTTGGTAGCCTTTGGTGATGACCAGCTTGGGCAAACCGTTTATGGTCCTACCCCTGAAGAGTCCCGGCTGATTTCAACTCCGGGTGTTCAACAGGGCACTGTTGGCAATGTGTTCACCACCGTTTACGAAACCACGCAAGATCCAATTGCAACGTGGGAAAAAGCGGCAGCCACTGCACTTCCTAGCTTCCCAGAAGCCGAGAACGTCTTGCAAGCCAAAGTGCTCGTTCCAGGAAAAACAACAACCACCACAACCACCACAACCACGAAAAAATAGCGGCCCCATCCGGGGTTAGTGCAACTCCAGAAAGCGGTGGGACACTCATTACAGCTAAATAGCTAATTAATCGTCGCCTAAGAAAACCACAGTACCGTGATTAAGCGGGGCGGCTGAAAGGGGAACACTATGGGAGAAGATCGAAGTTATGAAACTCATCTTGTGTCAACCTGCTATTAAGCGCTTTGAATGGGAACTTGAAGTCTGCCTAACCAATCTGCAAAGTGTCGGGTTTGACATGAAAGATGTTGTTTTGCTCTTCACTGTGCATGATTCTAAGGTGCCAGAAACACTTGCAAATAAATACGGAGTAGAAGTACACACGTATACCGACAAGCGCGCAGACAAGCAATACATCCCGTCTGTGAAGCCTTGGCTGTGGTGGCAATACTTGGCTGAAGATAAGTCCCGTGAAAACGAAGAATACTTCTACTTTGACAGTGATGTCATTTTCCGTAAGCGACCGGATTTTCGTAAGCTCAAAGCACGCCCAGATCGGTGGCTGTGCAGTGATACAAATGGGTATTTGAATTCAAGCTATATCAAGCGGTGTAAGAATGGTGAACAAATCTTTACTCGTATGGCTGATATTGTCGGAGTTACGTTAGCTTCACTTGAGACAATCAACCACAACTCAGGCGGTGCTCAGTGGATCATCAATCACCCAACCGCAGAATACTGGCACAAGGTATATGCAGATAGTAATCGTCTGTGGCACTACTTTCAGATAGTCGACAGCGATATCCAGAAATGGACCGCTGAAATGTGGTCGCAGTTATGGAATATGATGTACTTCAATATCGGGCCCGCCATTAGTGATGAGCTCGATTTTTGTTGGGCTATCGATCCAGTCAAGCGGTGGAATGAAACCAAGATCATGCACAATGCTGGTGTTACCGGTGATATGCATGATCTTTTCTTTAAGGGCAAGTACACCGATCGAGTCCCGTTTGGTGATGACCTTAGCTTCGTTGATAAGTTGAAGTGCTCATACAAGTACGCTCAAGCAATAAAGGCGGTGAAGTGATGGCAGAAAGCGATCCAATAAAACTTGCGGATTTGAAGACGATGATGGAAATCAAAACTGACGCACAAGATGGTGTGCTTAATCTCATCATCAAAAATACCACACAAGCCTTACGATTTAAGCTCGGTTTGCGAACGGATGAGGCCTTCCCTAGTGAGTTGGCCTACATTGCCCTAGAAGTATGCGTCAGACGCTACAACAGGCGTAAGAACGAAGGCATGACGTCTTATGAGCAGGAGGGGCAGTCGTTCACGTTCAAGTCTAATGACTTCGATGATTTTGCTGATGACATCAGCGACTGGAAAGAAGCCAACGGTAAGAATGCCAAGTCTCTTGGCACCGTCAGCTTCATTTCTGGCTATCCAAAGAGGTGATCATATGCGGTTAGATCATGAGGTTACATTCTGGCTTGATGATGAAGAATATGATCCGCAAACACATCAATACGGTGATGTGAAAAAGGTGGCAACTACAGTTGCCAGTGTCACCGACATGGGAACAGACAAGAGCGTTCAGCTATTCGGAAACTATGCTCAAAAGGCAAAGGTGATCCGATTAGTTGAGCCAGTCACCATCAATTGGAGCTATTTAACGATTGACGATGAAGCGACTCATTATGCCCTCAATACTGACCGTGTCCTGCTTCAAAACGCCACTTTGATTGTGGGTGAGACGAAATGAGCAAAGCTGGAATTAGCTACAATATGCAGATAAAAGGCATGGACAAACTGGTAGCTGGTCTGCTTAAGCGAGCAAAGATGGACGTTGTCAAGCAAATCGTCAAGCAGCAGACAGCACAGCTCCAGACTCGTTCTCAGCAAATGACCGGCACCGTGTATGCTCATCCTACTGGTGCTACAAAGCAGGGCATCAATTTATCGCTTGAAGCTGGCGGCCTAACGGGCATAGTTGGCATGTCAATGGAATACAACCCATACACCGAAAATGGAACTCGATTCATGCGGGCACGTCCTGTATTGAAGCCTGCGTTCCTTTATCAGAAAGTGCAGTTTATTAATCAGCTTAAGCAATCTGCAAAGTAGGTGATTCAAATCACATCACCAGAGCAAGAGCTCTACGATTACTTCTATGCGTTTTCGCAATCATCTGGATACAAAACTTACGACCATTTGCCCATGCAGCAGGAGAACGCCCCATATCCCTTCGTCATTGTTGGCGATATTCAAGTTGTTCCTACTGCAACAAAGACGTCACTCAATGGCAATGTGCTGATCACCATCGACATCTGGGGCGACAAAAAACAGCGTTTCACCGTATCTGATATGGCGGAGCGCTTTTTTCGTGCCGCGATTGGACAAGTGCTAACCGATGACTACCGATTCTATGGACGTGTAGAAGATCAGTCAAAAGAGTTCACACAAGACCAGAGTGTCCCTGACACGGTTCTCAACCGAGCCACGCTGATACTCAATCTCAATATTTTATAGGAGGCCATAACATGGCAAATGAATTAAAAGTGCTAGAAGGCATGGACGTTGTTGCCTTGGCTCGCAAACATAGCGATCAAGCAACGGTTAGCGGCCAAATTATCCCTTGGCAGACCTCGCTGTCCTTTGATCCGTCTGTTGACAGTGATTCCACTGTTACCAAGGACGGCAATGTAGCAACTCGTAGTTCTGCAAGTACCGATCTTGAAGTCGAGTTCCTGAACAACACGGCTGCAATTGCAGATGTAATGTACGATTCACTGTTTAACGGTGAATTACTAGACTTTTGGATTCTCTACCGCAAGCGTAAGAATTCCGATGGCAAGTATTACGCATGGTACATGCAAGTTACCGTTCAAGAAGACAGCAGCGACAATGACCCTGATGATCACTCTACTCGCGATGTCACATTCTCAGTTAACGGAACACCAAAGCGTGGCTGGACAACGCTGGACAGCGAAACTCAGGAACAGGTCGATTACGTATTCCTTGGAGTCGGCCAGGTCACTAGCATTGATAGTACCGGCGGTGGTGTCAAGTGGGATTCTGATAAAGACCCAGGTACGAACGTTTCAGGCGGAACAACTACCACCACTACTTCGCACGCTTAATTAATTGATGCAAGTCGCCCAAGAAAGTCACAGTACGGGTGAAACCCGGGCGGCTTTTAAGAAAGGACATTAAACATGCAATTAACCATTAACGGTAAAGAATATGAGCTCAACTTTGGCGTCCGTTTTGTTCGAGAAATGGATAAGAATATGGGTGCCGTCATGCATGGCATTAACTTTGGCATGGGTGTTGCAAAGGCACTAGCTGGTCTGAATGCATACGATGCTGCTGTTTTAGCAGACACCATTTATTCAGCCACCGTGGCATCTAAGAAACGCCCGTCAGCTAATGAAGTCGATGACTTTATTGACAGCAACACAGACTTAGATTCGCTATTCAAGCAAGTTGCAAATGAAATGAACAGTGCTAACGCAGTAAAAGCAGTAGCAAAAAACATGAAAGCCTAGATGAGGACGAAAGCGTTCAAAAGAGTAGTGAAGAAACGTATCACGAAATCTTGTTAAACGCATTTGCCTATCTAGGCTTTTCTGATATTTGGAAAATTGAACGTATGACGCTTGTTGAATATGAGCTGCGTATGGAAGCCTATCAGCTCAAGCAAGTCGATAGGCAGAACGAGATTGCACAGCAAGCATGGATGAACCAGCAAGTACAGGCAACAACTGGAAGCAAGAATCCTAAGCCGAAGTTCAAGACGTTTGATGATTTCTTTGATAAGAAAGCGGCTATTGATAACGTGCGATCAAATTATGAGCCCAATTATGCAGTGTCACAGATGAGCACAACTGAACTCAAACAGACTAGAGCACAAGTTTTCGCAAAACGGATGGCCGAATTTCAGCGTTTGAAGCGCGAAGGCAAAATCATTCCACTATCTGAAAGAAAGGAGGGAGTACATGGCTGACAGTTTTAGTGTTGAAGCAATTTTATCCGCCGTTGACCGCAACTTTTCGGGGACTTTTAAGAATGTTGCGAGTTCTGCATCAAAGATCGGCGATAGCTTTGAAAAGTCGACAAAGCCAGCGGGAAATTTTGTATCAACCGTGAGCAAGATTGCTGGTGCGATTGGTCTAGTCAAGGTTGTGGGTGCAATTGGCGCAGGCGTCAAAAGCATGGCTGGTGAACTTGATGCTTCCAGCAAGGCGTGGCAAACGTTCGAGAGCAACATGAAGTTCCTCGGGAAAACGCCCGCAGAAATCTCAACGATTGAAAAGTCCTTGCAGAGTTACGCACAAAAGACCATCTACAGTTCTTCTGACATGGCTTCTGCATATGCTCAATTTGCATCGGTTGGTGTGAAAGGTGTCGGAAGTTTGGTCAAAGGCATGGGCGGACTTGCTGCGGCCACAGACGATCCTAAGCAGGCAATGAAGACCTTGATGGAACAAGGCACACAAATGGCTGCTAAGCCTATGGTTCAATGGGCTGACTTCCGTCTGATGCTAGAACAGACACCTGCTGGTATGGCAGCCGTTGCTAAAGCGATGGGCATGAGTACCAAACAGCTAGTCACCGAAGTCCAAAACGGCAAAATAAGCACGCAGCAGTTCTTCGATGGTATCGAAAAGGCAGGCAACAGCAAGGCTTTCCAGAAGATGGCCACGAGTTACAAGACAGTCGGCGAGGCAATGGACGGCCTTCAGGAAACACTGGCAAACAAGCTTCAGCCTGCATGGCAGGCAATGTCTAAAGTCGCTATCGGAGCTATTAGCGGCATTATTGATAAGATCGGAGCCATGAACTTCGATTCAGTTCTTGCTTCAATTGGTCGCTTCTTTTCTCCGTTTTCGGCATTGATTTTGAATATAAAGACACAACTAAGCAGCTTGGGGAAGGGCGACTCGATGAGCGGGCTCAGTTCCGTTCTCCAAGGAGTCGGGTCCATTTTACAAACCATTTGGAGCCTAGTTGGAAGCTTAGTCAATGTGGCATTTGTCAATCTAATTAGTATTGCTCAAAAGGTCGGAGATGCTTTTAATTCGGCATTCGGTAATGGGAAAATATCGGGACTATTTAACGGAATCAAAAAAGCTGTTACAGATTTCGGAGTAGCAGCAATGGAAGCGATGACTACCGTTGGGGACTTTATTGCTAATTTACCATGGAAAGCAATTTTTGACGGTGTTAAGGGCGCTCTAAGCGGAGTGATGGCTGTTTTGAAGCCAATTGCAGCTATTGTTAAAGCAGCGTTTGCTAACGACATCGTTAAATCATTTGCTGCGGCGATCTTTGGAGCTGTCGGGGCCTTCAAAGTAATTGGATTAGCCATCGGCGGATTTTCAAGCGTTCTCGGTGTTTTTTCTAAAATGATTGGCCCTATTAGAGGCGTTATATCCGTTATAACTAACTTCGGGACTATCGTAAAAACGGCTGGTGGTGTATGGAAAGCATTCGGATTGATCTTAGGCATGAATCCGTGGGTACTTTTGATTGCTGGGATTGCAGCAGTGGTTACTGGTCTGGTGTACTTTTTTACCCAAACCAAGACTGGCCAAAAACTATGGTCGGGATTTGTTTCGTGGTTACAAGGAGCTTGGCAAGGGCTTGTAGGAGTTGCACAAACTGTTTGGAATGCTATATCGGGTGCGTTTACATCTGCAATTAGCGGCATTCAGACAGCTTGGAGCGGCATTACAGGTTTCTTCAGCAATCTATGGAATGGGATTACGACCACGGCATCGGCTGCTTGGACAGCATTCACAACCACTCTCTCAGCTATCTGGCAAGGTGCTGTTACCGCAGCAACGGCAGTTTGGAACGTGCTATCCACATTCTTCACGACTCTGTGGAATGGAATAGTTGCAGTAGCCACTGCTGTATGGTCAACCTTTGGCGGTTCCCTGACGACAATTTGGAATGGGATTGTCCAAGTTGCTACCGGTGTTTGGAACATGCTTAAAGCAGTTATTATGGGTCCCATTCTTATTGTCATCGATTTGCTTACCGGAAACTGGACACAGTTAAGTGCTGATCTTCAGCTTATCTGGAACAGCATTGTTTCCGCCGCTGGTCAGATCTGGAATGGTCTTGTTACGTATTTCTCCGGTATTTGGAGCCTTATTCAAACTTATGCAATGACTGTTTGGAATACTTTGGTTTCAACTTTAGAGGGGCTTTGGAATGGCGCAGTATCTGCCGCTTCCGCTATTTGGAGTGCGCTTTCGTCATTTTTCAGCGGATTATGGAGCGGTATTGTGTCTACCACTGAGGGCGTATGGAACAGTATTGTTTCATTCTTATCAGGACTATGGAGCGGAACAGTCAGCACAGCCGAGGGAATTTGGAACGCACTTCCCGGATTCTTTTCCGGATTGTGGAACAGCATTACATCATTTTTTTCATCAGCTTGGAGCAACATAAAGTCTATTGTGATTGGAGCTGCTACTAGTATTTTTAATGGTGCTAAGGCTGTATGGTCTGGTTTTACTGGCATGGTAAGTGGAATAGTTAATGGCATCAAAGGAGCATTCAATGCACTTCGTAATTTTAGCCTGGCTGACGCTGGCCGCGCCATCATGGATAGCTTCTTCAATGGCCTCAAAGCAGCTTGGGGGAAGATCACCGATTTTGTTGGCGGAATTGCTTCTTGGATTCGCAAGCATAAAGGCCCAATCAGTTACGATGCCAAGCTGCTCATACCTGCTGGTAACGCCATCATGAACGGCTTAAATGCAGGGCTTACTGACAAGTTCTCAAATGTCCAAAAGAACGTTTCGAGCATGGCACAAGCTATTGCTGACAGTGCTGCTGTTACGATGCCGGAAGTGAATACTTCTCCCTTTGATACATCATTGCAGTCGCTTAATAACAGTGTACAAGGTGCAACCTTGTCTTCAAATCTTGATGTCAACTACACTCGCAAGCAAACGATTGAGGTTCCTCTGTACATTGACGGCCGAGAGGTTGCTCGTGCAACCGCAAACCCAATGCAAACAGAGCTTAATCGTTTGACAAAGGTAAGCAATTATCGAAAGGGGCTAGTCTAATTGTACGATTTCAGAGAAACGACACCCTTCACGGGTGCAGATGATAATCAGCTTCCAGCAGAAGCGATGCTAATCGATGGACAATACATTGAGAATCTTGTGCCCGGATATAGGACGCTGCAAGTTGGTGGACGAGAGCTTCTTAAGCAATCTGCTACTAGCAATGTCATAGGCATATCTGATGGGGAAACGCTTGAATACGTTCGAAATCCATCTCGCGAGATAACTGTTGGCTATCAGCATATTGCTGATGATGATGATGCATTTCGCACCGCCTTCTATAAGCTAAGTGGCATCTTGCACGGTGACACTCATCAGGTTTCGTTCAATGATGACTTGTCTGTGTACTGGAATGCCGTGCTCACAGATGTTGACGATGTTCCTAAGGGCAGAAATGCAATCACATCTTCGTTCACTTTATTTGTTCCCGATGGCATCGCCCACTCGGTAGCCACGAAGACGTTTGACAACAAGGATCCTAAATGGAACGGTTCACCATTGAACTTGTTGACAGGAACAAGTAATCAGGAGACAAGTGGAACAGTTGGCATCAATAGTTGGAGCGCCCCGAGTCAACACCCAAATATTTCAGTAACTCCTGGTCAAAAGTTTGCATATCAAATTTTTATAACAAATGATAATACCGTTGACTTGACTGCTGGTATTGATGCTTTTTCAGGAACCACATGGAAGGCAACGTATTTGGGCAACGTCATCAAGGCTGGCACTTCTGGCTATTCATCTGTTACGTTCACGATTCCTTCGGGAGCTGATAACATTGTTACCAATGCTGCAAAACTTGTGACACGAGTTCCTAATGCAAAAACAACGGTTTACTGGCAAGAAGAAAAGCTTAGTGCTGGTACCACCGTTTCTCCTTGGTCGCCTAACCCAGCTGATCCTGAATACTATACCAACATCATCACGGTACACAATGGTGGTACTTATCCTGTCGAGCCGGTTATTACGGCAACTATGCATGCTGATAATGGATTTCTAGGATTTGCCAATAGTCAGGGTGGCGTGCTTCAATTTGGCAATCCTGAAGAAGTTGATGGCTATACCACCGAAGAAAGCGAAGTAGCCTTGAATTTGGCAGCCGTGCAGGGCTCACATATGGATAATCAAGCCGCCACAAACAATCCCTATTGGGGTGGTGATCCTAGTATGCCTAATGAACAGATTGGCAATGCGATTTGGACGCAGGACAGCTATGATGGCTGGAAGGTTGAGCCTAATTGGCCTAGTATTACTGGTACTCATCTGTATTGGAACGGGCCTTCAATCAAACACAACCTTGCTCAGACACATAACGGTAACTTTAAGAGCAATCTGACTTGGGATGTCATGACGCGTTTTCAAACTGGTGTAGGACAGGTAGGTGCACTCGAAACCACGTTAGAAAGTGACGGTAAGCCAATCTTTCAGATGATACTGAAGGATAATAGCGCATTGTCCGATCAGCTTTGGTGGATGTGCTATTACAAAGATCAACTAGTCGTCAATGAACAGCTGGATCGTAGCATTTTCACTAACGACAAGTTCATTCAGTTGGAATTACAAAAATTTGGTAATTCAGTTGTTTTCCGAGTGTCACCATGGATTGGCAATCAAGGACGAGAGACGACTATTACCCGCCAGTTTACCTTTGCGGACGCTGCCGATACTGAAACTAAACAATTTTCCACGTGGTTCATGCGAGACAAGACATGGGGCGAGTCGACTATGTATCTGATTGCGTCCACCGTCAAATGGCAAAACGTTAGCTGGTATACGAATATCAAGAATCGTTTTAGCGATGGTGATGTTCTCAAGATTGATGTGGCGAACGCTAAGACGTACTTGAATGGTTCTCTTGACCCAACCATGCACACGTTAGGTAATCAATGGGAGCAATTCAAACTGCCGCCCGGTGATACTGAGATTGCTATCACGCCCTCGAGCTGGGCACAACCATTTGCGTGTGAAGTCGAGATAAGGGAGGCCTGGCTATAAATGGAGTATTACTTTGCAGATCGAAAATCAAACATTTTGGGTGTTGGGTCGACTGATGGCAAAGGCGAATGGCGAATTGACAACGATATAGAAACACAAAGTGTTGACAATCGTCCTGCGGTCGAGCTTTCTCTTGATATTCACTTCACGACTGATCAGGAACAAGCAGTCAATGAGATGGCTAAAGCAACCAACTTCATCATGTATCAAGATGAAGAAGGCAACGCTCACCAAATGGTGATTGAATCGGTTGACCATGATTCACTAGGCCACATTCACTCAATTGTTGCCAGCGATGCTGGTAATGATTTAATTAACGAAACCGTTGGCGCCTTCAAGGCCGACAAGCCATATACCATCGCTGACTACATCACAAGGTTTACAAATGATTCTGGCTGGGAGATTGGCATCAACGAATTTCCTGACAATGTTCGAACACTCGAGTGGACTAGTGAAGAATCATCGTTGGCTCGCATTATTGCCGTGGCAAAAGATTTTGATGCAGTGCTTAGTTTTGGCTTTGAGTTTGTTGGAACCAACTTGGTTAAGCGTGTCATTAACATTCGGCATGAAACGGCCGGTGACAGCTTGATTTCCTTTGAAATGAATAAGGACATCAACAATATCGTCACGCACCTCGATACCTATGACATGGAAACATCGATCAAGGCTTATGGAGCGGTGCCAGAAAGCACGGATGGATCAACTAATAAGGACCCAATCAACTTGATCGGCTACAACTGGACTGATCCAACGGGACAGTTTGTGCTTGATCAGTACGGGTTCTTGCACGATACCATTGCTGTGCAGAAATATTCACGTTTGTTAAGCAACAGCAACCCTAACCCAACACAGTCTGACTGGAATCGGGTTAAAACGTTTGATTCAAAATCGCAGGCGGCACTTTTGCAAGCAGCTTTGGCAGACTTGAAGAAGTATAACCACCCAAACGAAACGTACGATATTGATTTGGTTAATTCACCATATGTGCCGTTGAATCAAACGGTCCACATTGCTGATGAGAATCAACAACTATTCCTGTCTGCCAAAGTGTTGAGCATTCAGCGCAGCCGTGCTAACCATTCAGTCCAGTTGACTCTGGGTGAATTTGCACACGAGACTGTCAGTTTTGACGAACGGCTCAGTGAGCTTGCCAACCAGATGGCCAACATGCCCAAGACAATTCAATACTATCCTTGGCTTCGTTATGCCGATGACGATAAAGGCACTAATATGAGTGCCTTCCCAACTGGTAAGAAGTATATGGCAATCGTTTGGTCAAATAAGTCATCAGTCCCAAGCGACAATCCCGCTGATTACGCTGGCAAGTGGGCACTGATTCAGGGCAAAGATGGTGCTGACGGTGTTCCGGGTGCAAAAGGCGCTGATGGCCGTACAAGCTATTTCCACACCGCTTGGGCGAATGATGTAAGCGGTCGAAGTGGGTTCACGGTATCCGGTGGTGATGGCAAAAAGTATATTGGCACCTATAGCGACTTCACACAGGCCGACAGCACCAATCCGAGTGATTACAATTGGGCGCTTTTTAAAGGATCCGATGGCGCAACTGGTCCGCGAGGTCCTCAAGGGCCACAGGGACCACAAGGGCCGCAAGGTGTTCCCGGAAGCAAAGACGTGCCTTATCCATATGTACAATTGTCGGCCCCAGTAAGCCCGAAAAAAGGTGATACTTGGTGGCATGGTACAAGCTTAAAAGACGCAACGGCTGTACAGCGCTATGACGGTTCCAAGTGGGTAGATGATGCGATTGCTCAAGCTGTTTTGTACATTAAAGAACTCAACTCAATTATTCTTAATTCCGCTGAGATTAATTCGCCTAATATCAAAGTTCCTTTCCAACACGTGAGAATTGAAGGATCCGGGATATTGTCCAGTGGTTCCCTTACCCTCAACGGTGCCTCATATGTCATTTCCGGTAATATTGAGGACATTAGTGGCAAGCCAAACGGCCAAATCTATCATACGGAAGTAAATCCTGATGGATTACTGTCATACATTACGCAGACAGATGGAACAACAAAAATGCGTACCAGCAGGATTTCGATGGGTGTTCTTGAACTGACAGACCTAGTCAGCGGATTGGGTAATTCTGCCAAATACATCACTTCCACTTTTAATGCTCATGATGCAGTTGATTACTATCACAAAGACTCGGGGCTGGAAACTAATGATGTCAAGAACTTAAATATCTCATATTCAAGAAAAGGCCCAAATGTCACCATTGGGATTGCTTTCCAAATGAAGACTGGCAATGGATGGGTTAAGATTGCGGACATTAGACCGGGGTATAGCCCATTTAACAGTGATGATGCAGCAAGGTTGCTCGGTAGCATGTCGTATACGGGCGCAGCCTGTGAATTATATGTTTCAGCTGGTGGAATTTACATTATTCCATGGCGTGGACAAGGCGGGTATGCTGGCAGCTTGAGCTTTATTACTCATGATGCGTATCCGACCAATGATGCGGTGGTGAATTAAGATGAAGATTAAGATTTGGCTAGATGAGCAAAACCGCCTGACCAACTGGGCCTATCAAGCGGAAGATGCCACAGTGGGCCCAACAGAGGACGGTCAACAAATCATAGAAGCAGATGACGTGTCTCATTTTTTTGAGGGTCACGCATCTCTTGTAGACGGCAAAATCGTTGCCGATGAGGGTTACGATCCGGCGAATGATCATCCACTCCCCGGACCGTCACCTGAACAGCAGATGATTGCCGCGCTGTATGCCCGTGTGACAAAGCTTGAGGATGGTGGAAAAAATGAGTGACTTTGAATTTTGTGGCACACTATATTCTTGGGGGTGTCCGATAGAGCAGTACGTGGGGCGGCAAATAACGGAGGACCAATACAAACAAATTACAGGCAGTGACTATGCCGCCAGCAAAAGCTAGCGGCTATTTTTATGGAAGGAAGTATAAAGATGTGGATTTCAAGAGTTGGATAGATATGTTTGTGGAGTTGGGTGGTGGAGCTTTGTTTGGTTGGTTTGCAAGCCAATGGCGCATGCATCGAAAGCATGGAAAGGCAATTGATTCAGGCCTTGTCGGTTTGCTTCATCATGATGTTTACATGCTGTGTAACCATCATATCGAGGTGGGGTATATCAGCACGGACGACTTGGACGATCTTAATTACCTTTTCCGCAGCTACAAAGCACTGGGCGGTAACGGAACGGGCGAAGCGCTATATAACAAAGTTTTGCAACTTCGGATTAAAAACTGAAAGGAATGTTCAGTATGAAGATTAATTGGAAAGTACGAGTATTAAGCGTCAAATTCTGGCTGGCATTAGTGCCGGCAGCTTTGTTGGTTGTACAAACAGTGGCAGCGGTTTTCGGTTACAACTGGGATTTTGCCAACTTGGGCAAGGAGCTCACCGCAGTGATCAATGCAGTATTTGCGCTGTTGACCATTGTGGGGGTTGCCGTTGACCCAACCACAGAGGGCGTCAGCGACAGCCAACAGGCGTTAGCTTACCCGGCATTCATTACCACCAAGGCAGCTAAGATCAAGTCCTTAGAGGACCAGATTAAGGCACTGCAAGCGGATAAAGAGGCTGACCAGGTAACTGCTGCTAGTGAAGTGGTTCCAGAGACGTCTTCTTCAGCACCGGCGGAGTCAGCACCGACATCTGTTGCTCCACAGCAATAAGGAGGGCACCATGAAATTTAAAACTAAACTAATCAC